AATACTGGCAATATTTAATTGACAAAACAGAGGGCAACGAACCTACGAGTGGTACTTTACTTAATGCAATTTTAAACAAACACGCTGATTTGATGGACAATCAGCCTGCTCCGGTATTCCTGGCAAGGGAAAAGAACGATGAGGAGGAAGCTGAAAGACTTACTAAAATTGTCCCTGTAATTATGCAAAATGCAAATTGGGATGATGTTTATGATAAGTATTGTATGTATAAAATCAAGCAAGGTATTGGTTGTTTGTCTGTTACCTGGGATGATACCCTTGAGAATGGGCTTGGTGACATTGTAATCAATTACCTGGATATTCTGAGGATTTATTGGGAGCCGAATTGTACCAACTTACAGGATAGCAGATATGTGTTTGTAACTTCTTTAATCGATACTGATATCCTTAAAGAGCAATATCCCGATAAACTAACTGAGAGTGCTGAAACATACGGCGGTCAAGATGCTGTTCAGATTAAAACTTACGAAGGGCAAGACCAAACAATATTAGCAAACAAAACACTCGTTATAGATTGCTATGAAAGGACTACTGCAGAGGATGGCAGGCAAATAGTACATCTTACTAAGATTGCAAATGATGTAGTGCTTGAATCATCGATTACAAATACAGATACAGCTCAGACAGGGATATACGCTCATGGCAGGTATCCTTTTATTATCGACCAATACATAAGCCTTGAAGGCACTCTCGAAGGCATGGGCTTGATTGATATGAATAAAAACAATCAAGGGTATGTAGATAAACTTGATACTCTATCACTCAACAACAGCATAGTTGCTTCCAAGCAAAGATGGCTGACAAAAGAGGACGGCGGAGTAAATCCTGATGACATAACTGATTTATCTAAGGATGTAATAGTAAGTTCGACTACAGTAGACGATAGTGCAATAAGACCATTTCAAGCAAATCCATTACCAGATATAGTTACAAAGATAAGGCAGGACAAAATACAAGAAATGAAAGAGTTGTCGGGTAATCGTGATTTTAACCAGGGAGGCACTACAGGAGGAGTTACAGCCTTTGGGGCTATTGCAGCATTACAGGAAGCAGGAAACAAAACTACAAGAGACTTAGTTAAATCCAATTACAGGAGCTTCAAAAAGCTTGTTACTTTAGTTGTTGAGCTGATAAGGGAGTTCTATTCAGAGGACAGACAATTTCGCATTACAGGAGAGGACGGTAAACCCAAATATATTACTTTTAACAATCAAAATATGATAAATCAGATTACCAATATGGATGAAGCGTATTTAACCGATGAAATGGGAAATCAAATACCTAATCCGGAATGGGAGCCTGAGTATAGAAAACCTGTTTATGATATAGAAATTATACCACAGAAGGAGAATCCTTTTAACACGATATCGCATAACCAAATGATGTTAGATTTGTTTGAGCGTGGAGTATTCAATCCGGAGGCCGCTATTCCTGCGACATTGTTGTTAGAGAATATGATATTTGACGGCAAAGAGAAGTTGCTCTTGAAGATTAAAGAAAATGGGGAAATGTATAATCAGATGATGCAAATGCAACAAGAATTTATGCAGATGCAGCAGATTATCCAGGCGCAGCAGGCGCAGATAGAGGAGCAACAAGCTCATATCGAGCAACTAAAAAGAAACATTGACGGATTAGTCAATAATCCTATTCGTTAATCTCGCTGTAGTACAGCGCTATAAATATAAATTTTAAATTTTCGCCCAAAGGGTGCAGGAGGATATAATGATATTTGAAAAATTAAAGTTACAATTATTCGCCGCAGAAGATGAAGAAATAGACAATCCTGTAGACGGCGAGCAGGATGATGAAATTGTTGACGTCGACGATGATGCCGAGAATGATGAGTTTGATGAGTTTGATGAGTTTGATGACGATGAAAGCGAGGAAGATACGGAAGGTGGTGAAGAGGAATCCGAAGAGGAAGAGGAAGATGATAAGCCTTTCATGGTATTCAAAACAAAGGATGAGCATCAAGCCTACATGGATAATATAATAGGGAAAAGACTCGGCGAGCAAAGAAAGAAAAATGAGGAATATGATAACTTGTTACATACCTTTGAGCAATATTTTGAGGTAGAAGGAATCGAAGGACTAAAGAAAAAGGCTGAGGAGCTTTTAGAGGATATTGCTTATCAAAGAGGTACGACAAAAGAAAAACTGCTACAACAGCAGAGAGAACAACAAGAACTAAGAAATTTTAGAGCCATGCAGGAGCAACAAAGACAGCAGGCTTTTATAAATGCTTTTACGGCTGACTGTGAGAAGCTTTCAAAGAGTAATCCTGAGCTTTACGGAGATATAAAACCTGACGAGCTAATGCAGAATAAAAGATTTTTGCAAATGTTAGGGTATGGTATTCCATTCAAGCAAGCTTATGATGCACTCCATATTGACGAGCTTGTAAAGAAGCAGACGGCAAAGGCAAAGAAAAACGTAATCGACAACGTGAAAGCAAAAGGCACAAGAATATCTGAAAATGCAACAAAAAGAACAAAAGCCGCTTCAATCAAATTAGACCCTTCCAAGATGACAGATGAGCAAATTGCTGAATTGGAAGAAAGGGCTGCAAGAGGGGAGCGAATTACATTTTAAATAACGAAAGAGAGGGATAAAGTATGTATTTAATATTGCTTATAATATTGGCAGCTTCAATGTTACTGCTTACAAAAACAAACATTGGTAAAAGAGCATTAACGCTTACTATGGCAATGATGCTACAGGCAAATCCTAACACAAACGTAACTACTCAAACGGGTGCAGGACAAGATTTAAGTCCTGAAATGAAAACCTACTACAACAAAAATCTTAATAAGATATGCAAAACCTTTATTGGTACACGGGCAATTCGGTCAAAAGAAACCTATTCCGAAGAGGGGTGGCAAGGTTCAAGAATGGAGAAGGAGAGACCCGTTGCCGAAGGCGCTTACTCCTTTGACAGAAGGCGTAACTCCTGACGGAAGAAAGATTGAAGTAAAGGCAATGACCGCTCCTGTTCATCAGTTTGGTGATTACATTACTACATCGGATGTATTGGAACTTACTGCTATTGACCCGATAATCAATGATAACCTTAGGGACTTAGGTGACCAAGCGGGAAGAACTCTTGACACAGTTGTTAGGGATATAATAAACACAGGAACTAACGTACAATATGGCGATGGTTCTAAGCTTGCAAGGCACTTGCTTGTAGGTGGAGAGGCAAGCGGCAATGATTATATCACTGTAAAGATGGTCAAAAACGCCGTTAAAACTCTCAAGAGATATCTTGCAAAGAAAAAAGGCGATAGCTACGTTGCAATAATTCATCCTGACGTAGCATATCACTTAACAGAAGACCCGAAATGGCAATCTGTAACTAACTACAATCCTAAGAACTGGTATAACGGCGAAATAGGTAAAATAGAAGGTGTAAGATTTGTTGAAACTACAGAAGCTAAAGTATTCCATGCTGAGGATTTAACTGCAGCAGGAAGAACTGTTACCGTAGCCAGCTATACAGCAGGAACTAAGACTGTGGCGATAGACGAAGCTTTGACAGAAGCAGATGCAGAGGCTTTAGTTGGTAGGAAAGTAATAATCGATGGTGTATTATACACTATTGCAACAGCTACGGCAGGCACAGCAGGTGCAGCAAGCTTTACAGTAAAAGAAACAGCTCCGGTTGATAATCCTCCGACTGATAACGATATAGTATATCCTGGAGAAGCAGGAGCTAAGGGCCGTGATGTATATTCCACTCTTATAATAGGTGAAGATGCTTACGGCGTTACTACTATTGAAGGTGGAGGATTACAGAACATCGTTAAAGCTAAAGGTTCTGCCGGAACAGCTGACCCATTAGACCAAAGAAGCACTCAAGGATGGAAAGCTATTCAAGGTGCGGTTATATTGACAGATGCCTATATGGTTCGTTTGGAAACTACTACCGAGGAAAATGACTACGGTGCAGGATTAAACTAATAAATTATGGAGCGTTATGAACGCTCCTTTTTAATTTATCAAATAAGGAGGATATTATGGCTACTGAAACAAAAGCAAAGGAAACAAAAGAAGTTAAAAAAGCAGAGTTTAACCCAAATGAATGGATGAAGGAAAGAGTTCCTTATATGGCATTTAAGGATGATGGTAAATACAAGGATGACATAACTGTTATAGTGAACGGCAGCAGTTTCATCATTAAAAGAGGGGAATTGGTGCATATACCACGGTATGTATTAGCTGTATTGGAGAGCAAGGACAGAGAACTTAGAACTGCGAATAAATATGTTGAGGATGCAAAGCAAAGAGCAGGATTTTAAGGAGGTGCGGCAATGACACCTTTAGAGTTAATAGATAGAGTAAGAGAATTTAAGCCGTGTATATTAGAAAACACGGCTTTATTGTCATTTTTAAGCAAAATAGAGGCAAAATTAAGGCTTATTATAAACAATGAAGATGAATTCGAGCCGTTAAAATATGAAGAAATAGACGAATTTGAGTTATTATTGCCGGAGGAATTTTCAGAGATTTACGAATACTATGTTGCTTCACAAATTGACTTATATTCAAACGATATACCAAGTCATAACAATTTTATAACACTATATAACAATGCTATGAGAGAATACATGAACTATTTGAAATCAAGAATACAGTCATCCCCTGTAAGGCAGTACGATATCAAGGGGGCGTTTAAGAAATGAAACTACCAATCTTAAACGAATTGCCAAAGGCTGAATCAAGCATAATTGATTTTCGAGGGTTGAACAGGACTATATCTGCATCGACAAATGAGTTAATCGATTGTGAAAATATATCCTTGAAAGATTATCCTAAACTTACTACAAGGAAACCAAGAGAGGTTATATATCAAGGCATAGTCAATCCTCAAGCTATTTTTAAAGGGCAGAAGCTTTATTACATAGCAGATGGCAAGTTTTATGCTGACGGCATAGAGAAGTTTTCCGGACTTTCCGAAGGCAAGAAAAGTATTGTTGAATTCCATAAAAAGATATGTATATTCCCTGATAAGAAATATTATGACGAAACAGACGGAACGAATGGAAATATAGGCAATGATAAAGAATATCCGGAGGCAGGAAGCTGTCCTGATATTGATTATGTATGTGTCCATGACAATAGAGTATTTGGAGTAAAAGGCTCTACGATTTATGGTTGCGCTCTTGGTAATATCCAAGACTGGACAACTTTTATAGATGCAGACGGCAATCCCTCAGAGGTAGGAGCTTATGCCGTGGATGTTGCTTCTCCTGGCGAATTTAAGGGCTGTATTGAGTACCAAAATCATGTTATAGCACTCAAAGAGAACTATCATCATGAGTTATACGGTCAAAAACCATCGAATTTTACTGTTATTGAAGTTAGCAAAACGGGAACTACCGAGAATAACTCATTAGTTGAGGTCAATTCAATTCTATATATGCTGAATAGGCAAGGGGTATTTAGGTATGGTGGAGGGCAAGCTTCAAACATATCACTCAATCTAAATGAAAATTATGTTAGTGGCGTATCGGGTACAAATGGTAGGTTTTTATACATGAGCCTATATAACGGTGAAAACTATAATCTGTATGTATTTGATAGTTTGTCACAACTTTGGTGGAGAGAGGATGATTTGCAGGCGGTGGACTTTGCACAAGACGGGGATATATTGTATTGCTTAGCTGCGGATGGCAAGGTCTATAAATTTAATTCCGGTACAGAAGAAATCAAATGGCAGTTTACATTGACAGATTTAAGTGAAATAGGAAAGGTAAATAAGAAAAATACTACCCTGTACGCTTCAATCTATGCAGAATATGATACTGAAATCGAGGTCTTTATATCGGAGGATAGAAAGCCTTTTAAAAGAGTTGCTGCATATCGATACGACAGCGATACAGTCAAGAATATACCGATAAGCATAAATGCCGTGAGTGAAATCAAGATAAAAATACAAGGCAATAAATATGCTGAGGTTTACAGTATACAGAAAAAAATCGTGGGAGGTGGCGTTGTATGGCGATAAATGTACCCGCTCCGGATTTTAGTAATGCTAAGAATATGGAGGAGAAATTTCAAATCCTGGCTGACAGCTACAATATGCTGCGCAAGGAACTTGACTACATATTACAAAACCTGTCCTACGATAACTTTGACAGTATTTCTGCCAAGAACATCAAGGGCGTTACAATCCGAGGAGGCAAAATTGTAGGA